CACCTCAATTGCTAGCGATGTAGCAGGCGACATCACCAATTCAAATGCCCCATCAGTTGCGCTAGTAATGGTTGGCGTAAAAGTACCAACTAATGTATTAGTAATTAAGCCTTTTACATCAGCATCAGCGGTATAACCTGTTATATCAAGAGGAGTTGCAACATAAAAATCACCTGATGCAGTGCCAGTAACTGATATAGTTCCTCCGCCGCTAGTTGCGGAAACTTGAAATGCGTCAGTAGTTAATCCAGCAGCAATTACATAATAAACTGTATTTAATGAAAACCCACACGGGATGTCATCACCACCTGTAAATACGACTTTAGTAGTTGCTGTTAAACCGTGACATGGAACGTTAAACGTAGGCGTGGTGCCAGCAATTGTAATACTGGTTAAAGCTTGCCGGTTTTGTGTGGCACGAAATGATCCACGCCATGTTGCGTTTTGCAATATGGTGATGTCATAGGTGGCGGGATAGATCATAAAAGTCTGTGTTTAGTGCCAGTCTAGCACCGGGCATTTGGTTCACACCGTTAGCCAAGCATCGCCTGCGTCTTTGTAAATCTTAAACTGCGCCGGGTTAATTGAAATGTCAAGCCACATTTCGCCAGGTGTTGGCGAACTAGGCGCTGTAGCATTTACCCATACGCCTGTAACCTTGCGAACCACACCTGCTGTATCCTTGCAGGTTATAAATGGACCATCGGCGTGATAGTTAAGTGCTAATTCACCATTAGCTAGTTGGCCAGCAGTAGGCTCGTTGCCTGATACACTGGAATTTTTTAAAATAATCTGTAAAGCCATGGAATACCTCCAAAGGACAAGGAGGCTATACCAGCCCCATGCCCATGCTAACAGAATCAGCAAAAATTGCTATATCTTGGCGATAAGAATAGTGCCATGGGCAGGATGTTCGTTAATTGTACTCGTTCCTCCGCCAAACGCTTTGTATAAGTAATAAACATCATGCTTACCGGCACTCAGTGCTCGCGCCCATTGTGAACCTACTGTTTGGTTATCACCTTGGGTTTCACCATAAAAAGCGTCTGTTGGGGGGGAAGAGGTGGTATCAATACCTGGAGCAACATACGCAATAAGAATAGTACCTCCAGTATTATTATATACGTCCATAAATACTGTTGTTAAAGTTTGAGAAGCTTGGACCCAGCTGATTCTTGGTGCTGTACTATAAATTGCCGCAGGGGGCACGGCCCAATCTTCCGTTAGTGTGGTCCAACTTGAACCGAAGAAATATACAGCACGGGCATCATATAAATTATATAGATTAGCAAGATACATGCGAGGGTAATCAGCACTTGACCCGCCCGCAATTACGCCACCAAGATCAATCGTACTTGTACCGGCGCTTGTAGTGCGCACCACGCCTATTAGTCGGCGGCTTGGGTTGTTATAACGTACACGGACACCATCCTGAACGCTCCGTGTTGGCGGTGTTGTGTCATTAGTCCACGCCACATATTCAAGTGCCAATACAGGCGTTAACACAGAACCATTGTTATATAGATATATGTCGTAGTTAGTATTGGCGCTATTAGCTGTTGACAAACTAATCGTCTGAACGCCATTAAACCGCACTACCTGCCACCTTAATGATGCGGTGCTGTACAAAGCTACTTCGTTACCATTCAGTGGGTGTATGTAAACATTTGTGCTATTAAGTTGATTGCCATTTGGCACCGAACTGGTGCTAGATAAACTTATGCGCAGATTTACCACACTTTTAATTGCATCACCCAAGGCTTGGATTAATGTGTTAGGTGTAACTGCAAGATCGTTACGTAAGAACTCTTGTACCTCACTAGCAGTCGCAATTTCAATAATGCCTGTTTGCGTTGTTGATGCAACTGGTAATACTGGCAATGCCCCCCCAAAACCGCCTTCCCAAACCGGTGTGCCACTTATACTGCTACTATTTAAATTAAGTTCCGTGTTAATCGTTAAATTGTTTACATTTAGGGAATCGTAAAAAGTGGGGAAATCAATTTCGTCAATTGGTACATCGCTATCCCCAATGCTTTCAAATGCAACCTCAGCCCCAGTAGCGACATCTTGCAACCCCTGTGGTGTAACAAGAAAACCATCTTCATTAAAACCACTCCCATAAACACGCCCACCATTTTTGTTGGTAAAATAATAAGTAAATTTATTAAGCGGATCTAATTCACCTTGATATTCAGGTAACGCTTTACTATAATTAAGATAACCTGCCCATTCGTAAGCTTGGCCGAATAAACGGATATTACTAGGGCGACGAAATTCAATAGCCCAGTTGTCCCACGCCGTGGCCGCGCCACTAGGCGCTGCAATACCATCAAGAGCTGTATCTGGATTGCGTTCACGACTACTTTCAATACGCGGGAGTAAAATTGTGTGTGAATCAACGCTACTAAAACCGAGGCTGGTTAGTAACAAATGTAAACCTCGATAATCTGTTGCGGTGCGGTATTGCGTTTGAATTTCGGAATCTGTGCTCCATACAGTTGTAAAGTTGTAACCGCAATTAACGGTATTATCATTACTGTCTGTATCATTATTAAATATAATTGAAGGCTGTGTATTTTTCCAGTAATCTTCGGGCCGATATTCCTCCTCCATGTGGACATAACTTTCAGCCCAATTACTTACAGTAAAAGCTGTGTCTTTATTTTGAGCAACGCAACTAAATGTTTTGTTTTGATATTTAACAGTGTCCCCTAAACGATACAAAGTGTTGCTAACCCAAATGTTGGGCGAGTTATTACGACGCAGTTCAACAGAAGCAGAGCGATTTGCGCCCGCACCATCGGAACTAATTGTTATTGCATTTGAAACCACAATTAAATTGCTATCAGGAATTAAACTGGTAACACTACCGCTACCAGGTTTAGTCTGAAGTATAAAATCGCGCACAGGTGTGCGTGATGTAGTATCAGTATTATTACAACGTAAGGAGTAGCGCCGCTCATTGGTATTGCGTGAATCTTGCACACGTCGAATATAAATGCGCGATCCAGCAAGAGCAGGCCAAGTCTGGCCGGTGTTATATCCTTGGTCGTTGACAATTGAGGCCCCAGGGATTATGCCATCTTGGTTGCTAAAAGCGCCACTAATAACGATATTGGCAGGAGTAGCACTACTCCAAGGAGTGGCTACTAACTGAGCACGGTAATCCAAACCGCGTGAATTTTCAACCCATATATATGAATTATGTCGTAACGTGTAACCATCACGATCAAGGATTTGCGGCACACCAGGATTTTTACCGCTGTTTGCAAGCGCTTCAGTAAGAATAATAGTTGTGGCATTGTCAGCTACACCATTTGCAATAGTACCTAAATATACCTTGCGGACGTTGTTAGTTTTTTCTGCAAGGTTGTTGGCAACTCGCAGTGTTCCTATGTTCCAGTTAACATCAGCAACATAAGCAGTGGATTGGTAACCTTCGGCTAAAGCTGCACAACCACCAAAATTACTATTGCTATTGGTAACGGTTAACTCGCCTCCGGTTTGAACCCAATGGTGAATACCTTGCCCAATCGCAAACACTGATACTTCTTGAATTACTGCGCTGTTAATTGCACGTATGTGAAAACTACGCCGGGCAGGGTGCATTCGCACATTATTAGGATTAGCATTGACATAAGCGGCGTAATTAGCAAAATAAGCGCCCCACATGGGGCTTTGTGCAGCGTCGTATTTTTGCCAACAGCTAAGATCGCGTTGCAAGCTAACGCCTGTAAACTGCGCCACCACCATCGAGCGGAACCCTGTTGCCTTGCTGCCATCAGCAAAAATGCCGCAAAGACCATAGTTAGATCGGATTGAGCAGTTAAAAATATAAGGACTAGCCGATAATGTAGTATCTGTGTCAATACCCTGATCGCCGCTAGAAGGACGTGCGCCAACAATTTGATATTCGCCGATACGGGTAACAGCTAACGCGGTATCAAGACCTCCTGTGTTGCTAGCGCCTGCAAAAGCACTGCGAATTTTAGCATAAAACTCATCAAGTTCATTTTTACTTGCAAACTCAAAGCAACTAAGTAAATGATGGCTGCTTGTGCTTCCCTCTTTGTCCTTAAAAGTAAATCCAAAATAATAACCAGTACCAGTAACCTTGAAAATAGCACGTCGGTTACTGGTATTGTTTGTTTCGTCAGTAACACTTGGTACAGTATCAGGCCGAAAAATTGTTTTACGTAAATCTATTCCGCATAGCGACACGCCGCGAGGTAAGATAATACCACCTGTAGCAGCAGGGTTAAATGCTTGCAATTCGCTATTAGTTGGATCTTTGCCGGATGCCCATTCGGGAACGCTAGCGTTGCCTTCGCCATTTAACAGGATTGAGACACCAGGCGCGAGTATGATACTAACTAGATCAGCATTAGCAAGAGGATTTTGATAATAAGATTTAGCTGTAATAATACCAGCTTCAATAATGGCACGACTGATTGAACGGAATGGCCGTGCTTCGGTGTAACCGCATTCAAGTCGTTGCAATGCAATTCGTTGAGTGGCGCTGCCATTGGTGCTGTATTCGCCACTAACAAATTTATCGCTGCCCGTGAATGGGTTTACATATAAAACATAAGGAGCCGACAACGGGTCATTGGTAACAGCACCAGCGCCAATTTCAGCCGCACCACCTAGTTGTCTGACGGCATCGGTTAAGGCTGCAATCTGTGTTCTGAACACCGATTGTGAACTGTTGATGTGGTCAAGAGCGCCGCTTTGGCCCCCACGGACGATCTTGGTCATAATGCCACAATTGCCAACTTGTACTCTAGTCTATACAATGCCGTTGGATTGGTCAATTTGTACCCATCCGCAATGCAATCTCTCCTACTGTAACAAAATTAAGCGAACCTGCGATTATTTCTGTTGCCCTTGTGTTGACTGCAACAGAAGTAACCAGCAGTTCAGTTTCGTAAAACAAATCACCAGGCAGCACCCCAGCAGCACCTTCGGGCCTGCTTACGATCATATAAAATTCTGCTCTTGCTTTACATCCTTTTTCTGTTAGTAATAGTAAATTTAACAATACAGTTGAATCTGCTTCATTTTCGCCTGTTGCTAATCTATCAATTAAAAAGTCCATTGTTCCACCGCCTGTTACTAAGGATTTAACAGAATCACCAAACTTTTCACCTACAGCAGTAATGTCTACTTCAGGTGCTGTTAAATTCAATGCCCATTCTGTTAATTGTGCTTGTACCACCCACTTGTTAACATCAACTAATGTCACATAAGCAGTGCTGTATTCAAAATTTACGGGCTCCTCAAAGTCTGATGCAAAATCACAGATTGAAATTAATGTCGCTTTATCCTGCACATCACTAAATGCGTAGGTACCAATATCAATAGAACATACGGCAATTGCATTTTCGTATTCAGTAGTGCCAGCCGATGAAACACTTAGAGTATTAAAATCTACTTTGTATAAAGTTGTGCGTTCTGCTGTCGCGCCCTTAAGAGCTGCTGCTCTTGTTGAATAAAAACTAATGCGATCCAGTTGATCTCTATAAATATAATAGGTAATGCTAGTGGTAATGCCGCTTTCTTCTTGCCGCATATAAAATTGTACTGCATTGTTAGCATCGTAAAAATTACTAGCGTCAGTTACAATATGATCGCGGTTGCTTCCTATAAACCAATCCCCACCACAGTAAGTGCCATACCCGTCGGGGCAGTCTGGGCCACCGCCGCTTACATCAATAGGCAACCCGTTAATACAACTTAAAGTAATTTGATCCCCGCTCCAAAAAGCAGGGTTACGCATAAAAATTGAGTTAGAGGCTACATACAAATCATCCGATCTTAAAACAATAGGTTCTGGTACTTCTCGTTTAAGGCGTAATCGACCGCCATGACCAAGAACAGCCATTAGAGCGTACCTTCAAATGGTCCCGTGATTTGAAAACTAACACTACAAGCAACTACTTCTCCAACCGATACAGGAATGCTTATTTGCGTAAGAAGTGCCCTGAATTGTAATGCGTTGCCTGTTGTTGTATTTAGAATCATAGAAACAGCTTTATCGCCACTATTATTAATAAAAACATCATTAACCAATCCCATGGTGGCTACATCATCTTTATCATAAATAACGGTTGCACTACCTGTAGCACCTCGCATACCTTCTACGTAGGTCCTATCGTATGAACCAATGGAAGTGGTCTCTAAAGCGTCACGCGATACATCAATAGAAAAATCCTTGCATCGCGCAATGCGAATGCCGTTGTAGCGTAGTTCGCCATTAGCACCAGTTAAAACTGCCATTAGCCGTCCCTCTGCCCATCTAGTCTAACTGATATGCTACTGGTATTAGGAGCCACAGAGTTGATTGATGGTTGCTCAGCAAAACGCCATACGTAATCACGTTGCAATAGCACCTGCATTTCAGACTCTACGCCTTCCCATATAGTCAGAGGCAGGCTTAACACCTCGTATGATCCACGCGCTGCTTCGTATGCTTGTACTATTAAAACTACCTCTGCGTCTGTAATATTAGCAAATTCCAGTTCGAGCGAAGAATTAAATGGTTGTGATCCATAGATCCTAGACGTACCAGTGCCAGCGATTGAAACAAATCTTTGCACTGCATATTGACCTAATGTAATATGCCTAGCGCTAGGCGTCAAAGCTGGAAATGCTATCGTCACGTTACAGTTACCGTTTTGGTTTGGGTGATGGGGCTGTCGTTTGCCGTTGGGGAACTAATCCGACAGCTCACCACATAGGTGCCTGCTGTATCAAATGTAATTGTAGCGCGGAGTGCTCCTGAATTAACAATTG